ACCAGGCTACCGACGCCGATGTCGCCGCTGACGTCGTAATGCGACGTCGACAGCCGCACCTCGCGACGGAGACTGTTGAACAGGGCGACGTAGGTCGCCGCCGCTGCCGCCTCCGAGCCGGCGGGTACGTCCGGGGCGTCGACGATGCGGGTCGCCTTGACGTTGACACCCTCGGGGCCCTTGTAGCTGCTCGATCCGCCGGATGCGCCACGCCCGCCGGAACCGAGCACGACGACACGGGACGCGTAGTCGCTGACGTCGAGCGTCGAGTCGACCTGAGCCTGCACGCTGGTGTAGCCGATGTCCCGGCCGCTGGTGTTGCGCGTGATGACCACCGTCGGCGTGCTGCCGTACAACGTGGTGTAACCGGCGACGTCGAGCTGCAGGCCCGTGCGGATGCGCCACTCAGCGCCGTAGTGGGCGCAGAGCGCCTCGAGGAGGTCGCGCTGGGTCACCCACTGGTATTCGCCGCTGAAGTTGCCTGCGGGCCCGGTTGTGCCGCGCGTGAACGGCGTACCGGGGAGTACGTGGTTGTCCACCCATGTGTTCAGGGCGGCGACGCCGTACGCCCTCGTCTCGGGCAGGGTCGCTGTGCCGTCGACGTCGTAGGCGATGTCGCCCTGGCCGAGCCAAGCGGCGAGTCCGGGCCCACCGATCGACAGCTGCGGGCCCGGCTGATGCACGATCCCGACGTACCGGGCCGAGGCGAGCACGTTCGCATCGGTCTGCGCCAGCGGTGCCTGCGCCGGGAACACGGCGACCATCGAGAACGGCGTGATCTTGTCGAGGATCGTGCGGGGCGTGTCCGGTCGCAGCTGCAACGACCACGACCCGGTCGCCATCAGCCGCTCCTGCACGGTCATCGGCGCACGATCCGTTGCGTCTCCGAGCGACCGGCGAACAATTCGTAGGCGACGGACTGCGCCGAGTTGATGCCGCTGGCGCTGCTGCCGTCCAGCTCGCAGCCCACGGCGAACGTGGCGTAGCTGTAGTACTGGTTCCCGGCGGTGCCAGGGTCGTCGCTCTGCGCTATGGACCCGACGGTGAGGTCGTTGCCCCAGAACCCGTTAGCGCCGGCCAGCACGTAGCGGTTCCCGTTGGCGTCGTTGGTGCGCTGGCGCAGCCCGCCGGTCAGCGCATCAGCGAGCGTGTTGCTCGACGGTGCGACCGTCACCCGACCAGTGTTGTCGGCGCGCATCGTGCAGATCACGCTGCGACCGCCACGCTGCACCGTCAGATCGAGCCACACCCTTCCGGCGTCGAACCCGCCGACGCTGGCGTTGGTGCCGATCAGCCGCACAGTGCATTGCTCCGGGGCGTTCCGCAGCACCACGATCTGCGACGCGCTGTCCCAAGTCCAGGTGTAGCCGACGCCGAACGAGGAGATCGCCGAGATCGTGAACGTGCCCGGCCCGACGGTCCGCCAGGTGCCGGAGTCGTAAACCTGCACCTGCAACGCTCCCGACGACAACTGCGCCCGCACCAAACCGTTCGACAGCACGAGGCCGGTGGTCGGCCCCATGTTGCGGCCGAGGCAGAGTTGCGACGCGACACCGGCGTAGGTGCCGGTGATGCTGCACGCGCCGTCGTAGTAGTCGGCGGGCTCGACGGTGAACGACTGCACGACCGTCGCCGGCAGCGTTGTGATGCCGCCGTAGAGGATGCGGACCGTGCCGCTGTCGGCGGTGCGAGTGGCTCCCGTCTGGTTCTGGCGGGTGATGTTGCCGCCGAACCAGTCGATCGCAGCCGACGGAATGCCGGTGAACAGGCCGTTGCTCCCCGATGCGACAAGCGTGGCGTTCGTGATGGATTCGTCGTTGTTGATGACGCCGAACGTGGTGAGCACCTCAACCTGCGGCAGGCCGTCGATCAGCTCGAGGTCGCACGCCCAAGCGGCGTAACCGTCGTTGAGGCTTGCGGGCGTGTAGTCGACGGACGCAGCCAGCGGCCGATACCACCCGTCGATGCTGCTGTCCTCGGACCACACGACCGGCACCGTCGGCTCATCCCTGCTGGCGATCAGAGCGAGCAGGCGGTCCCGCACCGCTGCCGCTGTGCCCTTGCGGTTGGCAGCGGTGACAGCTCCCAAGTACAGGTCGCCGGCCAGCGACAACTGCGAGCCCGACCAGCGGGCGGACGACACGTCGACGTCCAGCCCGTCGAACGCCCGGCCGATCTGCAGGATCGCCATTACCGCTTGCTCCTCTCGACGGCCCGCTGGTGCGGTGCCAACGCCGTCGCCACGGCTCGTCCGTCGATGTAGGTCTCGACCACGATCGGCGACGCCGACCAGCGGCCACTACCCGGCAGCTCGGCAGGGCCGAAGCCGCCAGGCCCGCCGTACGCCGACGTCGCCGCCAGACCCGACGCCGCCGACGCCACCAGCGAAGAACCGCCCGTCATGCCGAGCGCCAAGCCCTCGGCGATGTTGCGGCCGAACCCGGCGAACACCTTGCTCGGGCTGTCGATCCCGAGCACGTCCGCAACCACGCCCGGCACGTTGTCCTTGATGAACTTGCCGACCGCTGACGTGAGCTTGCCCGCAAGTTTGCCGAGGCCAGCGATCAGCCCGTCGACCATGTTGCGGGCCAGGTCGTCGCCGAACGACAGCACTGCCGGGATGGCGTCGGTCGCCAGCCACGTCGCCAGCGTCGCCAGCCACCCCGGCAACTTCTTCAACAGTGCGACGGCGGCGTCGCCGATCCAATCGGCGAGGGTCGCGGCGAGCTTCGCGCCCTCGATGATGACGGCCGGGAGGGCGGTGCCGACCAGCCATTCGACGAGCGACCCGAGCCAGCCCGGCAAGTTGTCGCGCAAATAGCCGGCGGCGGTAGCGATCCACCCGCCGAGCACCCCGGCGAGCTGCAACGCTTTCTCGCCGAGGAACGGCAACGCCGTCGACGTCAGCCAGCCGCCGAGCGAATCGAGGCCCGCTTTGATGCCCTCCCATGCTTTCGCGATAGCAGCGCCGACGCCGCCCTCACCGAACGCGTTCCGCACGCCCTCGACGAAACCGAGGAACCGTTCAGCGAGGCCGTTCACGGCGTTCCTAAACGTCTCCGAGCGTTGGTAGGCGAGATACAGGCCGGCGGCGAGCGCAGCCACAGCAGCAACAGCAAGCCCGATCGGGTTCGCTGCCAGCGCCACGCCGATCGCTTTGATCCCTAGCGCGAAAGCCTGCACGGTCTTCACGGCGGCGGTCAGTTTCGCGAACGCCTGGAACCCTGCAACGGCGGCGAGCAGCGGCGGGCCCACCAACGTCAAGCTCTCACGGATGCGGTCCCAGTTGTCGGCCAGGAACGTGATCGCTGTCCCGGCAGCACCGGCGATCACACCGCCTATCGCCTGCAACGTCGGCAGCAGCTCCTGGAACCGCTCCCACACCAGCCGGGCGACGTATCCGACGCGCTCCATGAACCCTGGAAAGCCGCTGCTGGTGACGTCGCCGTCGAACGCACGGAAAGCCGACGCGAACGCCCGGAACCCGCCGGCAATCTCGGTGGCGATAATCGGCCCGAACCTCTCGAGCACCGGCAGCAGCTTCGTGGACAACGCCGTGGTGGCGGACAGGACGATCGGCAGGAACGCCTGACCGATCCCGGTCTTCAGGTTGGCCACCTGCGCGGCGAGGATTCGCTGCTTGTTCGCCAGGCCGTCCGAGGTGCGAGCGAAGTCGCCTTGTGCTGCTTCGGTCTGTTTGAAGATCGCCGCTTGAGCAGCTAGCACTTTGTTAGCCGGGGTGAGCGCCTCTTTCGTCGTCGAGATTAGGCCCAGCTCGAGCGCCTGCTGTTTGAGGGTGGCGTCGTCGAGCAGCACGCCGTAACGACGGATCGGTTCGGCTTCGCCGCGCAGGGCGGACCCGATCGCCTCGATGGCGTCCTCGGGCGTGGTGTTGCTAAAAGACGCCATGTCGGACGCGAGCCCGGTGAGCTGCGTCGCGAAGTTCGCCAGGTCGATCCCGCCGAGACCGGCCGACTTGCCGAACGTCGCGAACGTGGCGGCAGCGTCCATCGCCTGCTGTTTCGACTGCCCGAGATACTTCGCGGCGTTGCTGGCGAAACCCTCGATCGCTGGTGCGGTTTCGCCGAACAACACGCCGACCTTGCTGATCGTCTCGTTCAGGTCCGAGGCAGCACCGACCGAGTCCTTGGCGAACCCGGCGATCGCGCCGAACCCTTGGCGCACGCCGTCAGCGAGCAGGTTCCCGGCAGCCACCGAGATCGCCGACACACGCGACGAGAAACCTTGCAGGATCCCGATGCTGTCGTCGGTGGCGTTGCGCAACCCTGAGGCGTCGCCGGTGATCCTGATCTTCAGTTCCCGTGCCACGTCACCTCCCCTGCTGCGGCTGCACCATCACCACACCACCGATGGGCGGCAGCTTCCGCAACCGCCCCAACATCTCGTCCAGTTCCGCCCGTGTCAGCTCCTCGATCTCCCACGGCCGCACCCCGAACCAGTGCGCCAGCTCCGGCACGACACGCCCGAGCTGACGCCTCACGCCGGGGGGTCGGCGTCACCGTCCTCGGTCAGCAACTCCAGCTCGAGGTCGCCCTCCCCGGCCCGCCGTTCGATGTCGGCCTCGATCGCCGCATACCGCACGCTTTCCCCGGCCTGGCGGCGGGCCAGGAACACCAGCGCCGGCACGGCGAACGTGGCGCCAGCCTCGATCGCCTCGAACAGCCGGGCAAGCGTGAAACCGGTCTGGGCGAACAATTCCCGCTCGATGGCCATGACGCCGTGCCGGGTGGACACGGTGTAGGTGACGCCGTCGAGGCGGAAGGTCAGGCCGTCCTGTTTGGTCGGCAGTTTGGGCGGGGGCATGATGTCCTAACGGTCAGGGTGTGGCGTCGGTGGAGCGATAGGCGATCTTGCAGGTGCTGCCAGCGCCGGACGGGACGAGCGCCCGGCCGGTGACGGTGATCTGCGTCATCTCGGGCCCGGCGACGTTGACGTTCGCCTCGTCGAAACGAACGGCGGTCATCGTGATGGTGATGCCGGGATAGGTGGTCGTGCCGGACAGGGTGGGCCCGTTGGCGGTGATGATGACCTCCTCGATGCTGTCGGCGACGGTGGCGGCAAGCCCGCCGGTCGTCCAGATCTTCTGCGGGAAGCCGACGGCACCGGACGGCGTGTTGTCGATCAACGCCTCGAAATCACACGTCGCCTCGAACGTGATCTCGCGCATCTCGTTCTCGACCGGTTCACGCCGGGCGTAGCTGTTGCGGATCATCAGCCGATCCGTGTTCAGGCCGTTGTTGCAGGACACCGACCAGTTCGTGACCGGCAACGACAAGCCGCCGACGGTCAGCGACGCCGCACCCCACGGAAGGAACTCCATGCCGGAGGCGTAGCTGGCGGTGGCGAGCGCCGTGGTCTGCACCATCGTGGCGAACGTCATGTCCGCCGACAACATGACCACACCGCCCTGCTCCTGCGACAGGGTCCACTGGCCGACCTTGCCGCCGGCGTAGGTGAACGGCACGTCGGTGTCACCGCACACGCCTCGCGGCCGGTTGAACTGCACCGTCAGCCCCTTGCCGCACAACGAGCCGACGTCGGCGCTGTGGGTGTAGGTGCTGTCGGCGATGCTGGACGTGGTGACCGACCCGCCGACCAGATGATCGAGCCAGACTCCCCAGTCCTTCGTCATCACCGGCAGCGAGATGGTGCCGGCGTGGCCGGTGACGCCACGCACCCAACGGTCCTGGCGGACGGTGCGAGTCGTCGTGCGCATCACCGGCGGCTCGATCAACGACACCTCGGGCACGATGCTCTCGTTCTCGAACTCCTGGAACGTGTCGACCGTGGCGGCCGTGCCCCAGGTGGTCTCGGCCTTCAGCCCGAGTTGCGTGTTCATGGGCATGGAATCAGTTCTCCTCGGTCGTCGGGGCGGCGGCGGTCTTGCCGGTCACGATCTCCCAGCGGTCGGGCTGTTCGGCGAGCTGTTCGGCGAGCGACGCCGGCACCTCGATCGTGTCGCCATACTGGACGGTCTGCCAGCGCCCGGCCGGGTGCTCGATCTCTCGGGCCGAACCACGGCGGCACACGTTCTTCACGGTCTTCAAAGCCACTAGCACCTCGCCAGGATTCGCAGGTCGATCTCGCCGACCACATGGGACACGTCGTTGATGTCGACCGTGCGGATCGAGGCCGTCAACGCCGACACGCTGCACGCCGTCCCGCCGGCTGAGATGTTGTCGCCGAGCAGCGTGCGCACCGACCTCGGTTGTGACGTCCCGCACGACAGCAAGGCGTCGATCTCGTCGAGCACACGGGTGGCGCCGGCCTGTTGGGCGGGCACGACCACGATCCGCATGCGTACCTCGTTGCGGTTCGCCAACCCGGCCGCTTCGGAGTAGGTGACATACGGGTCGCTGGGAGCGATCACCAGCGCCGTCGTGCCGCTCGCCGCCAAGCCTTCAGGGATCGTGGCGTAGACCCGGCAGCCGGGGATGTTGTCGAGCACGTCGGCGATGCCTTGCCGGATCGCTGCCAGGTCCATCAGACCAGAGCCTCGATTCGTGCACGCTGCAGAATCTGCCGCTCGAACGATTCCTGCACGCCCTGCGCCTTCGCCTCGATCGCCCGGTAGAACCACGGATTCGGTTTGATCGGGCCGCCTCGATGGCGGTTGCGCAGCACCGTCGTCGAACGATGCGAGCCTGCCGAATAGCGGCCGGTGCCCGCCTCACGTTCGACGATCGGGCCTCGGTCCTGACGTGTGCGCCTCGTCGCCTTCAACACCGCCCGTCGGGTGAACTCGCCGCCGCCGACGTTCAACGCCGAATCACGATCCAACGCAGCGAGCAGCTGCTTACGGGTGCCGGCCCTTCCCATCCCACGGGTCGCCCACCCGAAGTGCACGACACCCGCATATCGAACCGTGCCGACCTGGCCGGCGAGGACGATGCCCAACGCCGGGGTCGAATCGGACCGGATCGTGCTCTTGAGTTTCCCGGACCGTTCCGGGACCTCGATCTTCGCCCGAGGGATGATCAGCTCGTCGACGACGTCCCGGTTCAGTTTCCGTTGATCGTCGGGCGTGCCGCCGACCTTGCGCAACGCTTTCTGCGCCTCGGCCAGGCCATCGAGAGCGATCGACGACGGACCCGCCATCACGCCACCCCGACGACGGCGGTGCCGTGGCGGAACGGGTCGAGCAGATCGGCGATCGTCTGATCGTCACGGATCGCCGACTGGAAGAACCCCTCGAACCCGCCACGACCGGCCATCGTCATACGCCGTTGATGCCACGCCGCTGCGAGAAGGATCGTGGCGGTCTGCACCCGGCTGGGCACCGCCGGCCAACCCCAGCGGGCGGTGACACGCACACGGGCCCGGCCGCTGCCACCGACAGGGAACGCGTGGTCGCCGATCGCACGGATCTGCGTGGTCGGCCAGGTCGCCCCGCCCGGGCCCGTGCCGTTCAACGGCTCGAGCTGCCAGTCCGACGACGTCCACGCCTGCGAGAAAGTACCGACGTCGTTGACGTCGGTTGCGATCGCCAGGCCGGTGCTCGACCCGATCGACGTGCCCACGGCGCCCAGGTCGAGCACCTTGGGCGACGAGGCGACGAACACCTTGGCGGACGTGCCGGCGTCGAGCTCGAAGCTGTACCCGCAGTAGCTGCGCACGGCGTCCTGTGCTGCGTCACGAGCAAGGGACAGCTCGGCGTCGTCCGACGAATCGGCGATGCCCAACCACGACCGCAACTCCTGCACCGTGCACAGCGCCACGATCAGCCCCTCCGCCGTCCACCGGCACGACGTGCCGAACCGCCGCCGGCTTCCTCGACGACCGGCCCAACCGGCGTCGTATCGGCCGGCGACGCATCAGCAACCGCAGCGAACGCGCCCATGGCCAGCAACTGGCGGGCAACGTCGTCGTCGACCTCCAGCTCGCTGCCCTGCGGCACGTGCAGAGACACCTTGGCGGTGCCGTTCGATTTGTTGAACAGACGCACCCCAGGCGGGCGCAAACCCGCCTGGGGTGCCGTCAGGTCAGCCATCAGGGCGTGATGTTGTACGAGATCGCCGTGTCGTCGGCCGAGGAGCCGGCGGCGTTGACGTTCTGGAAGTCCTCACGCAGGAACCCGACGACGACCCGCTGGTAGGTCTCGCGGTAGATCGAGTCGTCGGTCTCGAGCGACAGCGGCGTGCGGCCGCCCATGATCCACTCGTTGCGGTTCACGACCAGGGCGTAGGTCTTCGTCGTGGTGATCCCGTCGTACACGCCGGAGGCGTTGAGGTCCTCACGGACATGCTCGCTGACGATGATCGGGATCCCGTACACCGAGGCGAGCTGACCGTTCAGGATCGTGGCGTTCGGGCCGAGCTTGTCGACCGTCAGCACGTTGGTGTCCGAGATCAGGTCGAAGTAGGACGACAGCCCGACGATGAACGCCAGGTCGGCCGGGTTGACGCCGTAGCGGCCCATGGCGGCACGGATGCCGGCGAGGATCGACACCGACGCCGCAGCGGCGCCCGAGCTCGAAGCGTTGGCCAGCGCCCGCTTGCGCAGGCCGTCCCAGGCGGTGCGGGCGTCGGTCGTGGACGCGCCGACGTCGCTGTCCTGGTGGGTGCCGTCGGTGTCGCCGTCGAGGATCGCCTTCTCTTCGGCGTCGACGAACGCCTGCACCAGCTTGCGCTGCACGTACGGCAGGATGGCGAGCGCCGAGTCGGCCTCGAGGCTGCGGGAGAACAGGATCCGGCCGCCCATGATCTCGGCGTCGAACGTCGCCGCACCGGTGCCCGGCGTCGAGGCGGTCACCTTGGTGGCGGTGCTCGAGGTCGGCTCGGCCACCCGGTAGGCGGTGGCGTCGGCGCCTTCCAGCGGCCACTTCCACGGGTTCGTCGGCAGCGTCACCCGCTGGAACAGCGGGGCGACACGACCGGCAGCGCGGACCTTCTCGTGCAGCGACGCACCGATCCCGGTCGGGATCCAGTCGACGCCCTCGTTCGAGGTGTCGGTGTCCATCGCACGCAGCACCCGCTTCCAGGTGTCCCGGAACGCCGGATGCTCCCGAGCGACCTGGAAGCCGTCGGCGCCGGAACCGGCAGAACGGCTGACGGCCAGACCGAACAACTGCATCTCGGCGACGGTGCGCTGGAACTGACGGATCGCAGCACGCCGGTTCGGGTCGAACTCGTCGATGCGGGGCGCCGGCACGTTGCGGCCCTCGCCGTTGCGGACTTCGACCCGCTCGACCCGGTTGCGTGCACCGTGGTGCCCGGCGAACGAGTCGACGGTCTGGCCGAAGCTCCCGGCCGGGACCTCGTCGACCGACGCCCACAACAGCTCGTCGAGGGTGTGATCGGAGCCACGCACCCCGCCGTCGGCCGGCTTCGGGATCGACACGTTGAACCGCTTCACGGTGTCGGCGGCGGCGGCGGCGCTCGCCCGGTCCGCCTCGATCGACTCGATGCGTGAACGGGTGTCGGCGACGTCGCCGGCCAGCTGGGCCCGGCGAGCCTTCAGTGCGCCCAGGAGCTCGTCCTCGGCGTCGGTGAGATCGGCACGCTGCTCGGCAGCGGCAGCGGTGAAGATGGATTCGGCCTGATCGTTGAGGCCACGCTCCTCGGCGAGCAGGCTCTCGAGCCGCTGCCGGAGCAGGTCGAGGAAGTCCACGACATTTCTCCTGGGTCGCAAGGGTCTGATGCCCGAGTGGTCCCGGAGTGCTTCGGAGTGGTGCCCGCTGCATGGGGGCCCGGCGTCCGTCGCGGCTCATTGCCGGCTCGTCGGCACCAGCGTAGCGCACCCCTCCGGGCGCAGGATTTACCGATTCGGCGCCGTCGCGTACGGGTCGTCGTCGCCGTGGCCCGGATAGAACGGCCGGACGCCGTCGATCTCGAGGAACTCGCCGGCCTCGTGCCGTTCGATGTCCAACACGAACCGCCACAGCCATGCGTTGAAATCGACGTCGGCCGCAGGGAGTTGCCGCATGTGCTGCGTCGTCCGCAGCCGGCGGGGATCGGTCGAATCGGCAGACGTCACGAACACGCACAAGAACCGGCCGGCGGGCCCGCCGACCTTGAACCGCCAGCCCGGCCGATAGCTGATGTCGGGGATCACCCGACCAGCAGCTCCCAGTCGGCGCGCGCGAGACGCAACGAACGCCCCTTCTTCGGGTAGTCGTCCACGTCGTCGGGTTTGCGGCCCGCCACGTCGTCGGGCCCATCGTCGGCAGGCCCGTCGTCGGCGATCATCGCCATGGTCGCCGCATTCGCCGGGTAGGTCACCACCGACACGTCGAACAACCGCACCTCGGTGATTTCACGCACCGTGTAGTCGGCCGACCACCGCTGCTTGGTGACCTCGAACGCGAACGACATCTGATCCATGTCGCCACGCTCCATCGCCGAACGCAGCCCGGCCACGATCGGTGAGCCTGCGTCGAGCTGGGCGTCGACCAGCAGGCCGACCTCGTCGGCGCTCAACGCCATGGTGCCGCTCTTGGTGCGGGCCAGCGGCACGCCGTCATGGTTCACCAACAGCCGCACGTCGTCACGTTCACGCACCGACTTGGCGAACGCCCCGGCCTTGATCACCTCGTCGAATCCGCCGGCGTCCGGTCCGCCGTAGATCGAGTACGGCCGGTCGTAGGTCGACGCATAGCCGACGACCCGCAACCCGCCGTCGGACGCCGCACGCAACTCGGCGCCGGACCACAACCGAGCCTCGACGACATGCGGGCCGGTCCGGGTCGAGACCTGCGACAGGCCACGGTCACCCAAACGGGCGAGCACCACATCAGGCAGTCGGAGACGGTTCGCCACTTTCAGGCACCTCCTGTGTTCGATTGAGCGCCGGCCGGTGCCGGCAGGACCAGACCGGCACCATCCCGATTGAGGATCTCTCGGGCCTCGTCGACAGAGATCACGGTGCCCACGGCCAAATAGATCTTCTGCAACGCCTCAGCCAGTTCACGGCTTGACATCGTTGCGCCGCCCTGGTCGTCGGCGGGCCCGTAGCCGATCATCGCCCGAGCCTCGTCGCGGGTCAGCATGCCGGACGACAACCCGACCTCAGCCGTTGCGAACAACGTCGGCACCGACGTGCGCAACAACGCCTCCGGGTCGAGCGACACCGACTGCGGCCTCGGCAGCATGTCGGTGAACAACGACTCGAACCACGCCATCCACGCCCCGACCGTGTTCGTCAGCAACGCCAGATTGCGGCCCTCGACGTTGGCGTAGGTCATGCTGTCGCCGCTCGAACCGCCGATCGACTCCGGCGGGATCCCGAAGAACTGGCACACCTGCGCGTCGTTCGCCTGGATCGTCTCGAGGAACTGCGACTCGTCGGCCCGGATCGGCAACATCGACAGCTCGAAATTCGAGCCCGTGATCATCGGTTCCCGGTTCCTGGTCGTCTCCAGGATGCGACGCTTCAACGCCTCCGCCTGCTGCTGGGTCACGCTCGGCGAATCCAAGATCCGGCCGTGCGCCACCGGCAGCCCCGACGCATCGAAGAAGTCGGCCCCGAACTTCGTGGCCGACAGACCCAGGTTGATCTTCTGGGCGGCATACCGCAGCACCGACATGCCCACCGGCTCGCCCGGCGTGACCCTCGGCGACGGCGCAACCCACAGATTCCCGCCGGTCTGCCACAGGTCCGCCGCCCGGCCATCGGCGTACCACTCCCAGCCGGTCGTCGTCTCCACCCAAGTGACCTTGTCAGGGTGCAACGGAAGGATCTTCCGAGGCCAGCCAGACGGCTCGAACTCCGTCACGATCCCCGCAGCGAACCCGCGCAACATCGCAGCCTGCAACGCCTGCGCCCGCCAGTGCGACGCCGACATCTGCGGCAACGGATGCGGATTCGTCACGATCGTCGCCCTCGCCGGGGCCCCGTTGACGTACGCCGGCATCTGCCACGCCACCAGGCGGCACAGCAGATCGACGCAGGCGAACACCGCCCCGTGTGCCTGTGCGGCCTCGTAGCTCACCGACGCCGTGCGCCGAGGAGTGCCGCCGGTCCAAGCGCCCGTCAACAGATCGAACAACGGCGTGACCGAGCGTTGCTCGCCACGCCCCTCACCGCCGAGCACGGCGGCGATGTCACGCAGACCCACGACGCTCCTCCCCTGCGGCCACACCAGCCGCCAGCACGCACGCCACGCACAACACGCCGGCGCCCGCGACCAAACCCCACCGACCGAACGCAGCGACGAGGGCGACCAGCAGCCACCCGGCCGCCAGCGCCACGAACGCCGCCGTGCGCATCACCACACCGCCAACAACGGATCCGTGCGATCCGACGAAAGCGGCGCCGCCCACCAACCCAACGTCACCGCCACCAGCGGCGAAATGTCAGCGCCGCTGCGCCGGCGGGACCACACCCACGAACCGTCGCCACGTTCGCCCCGCACGACCGACGCACGGGCCACGTCGAGCGGCTGCTCGAGGTCCTCGGCGCAACGCCACCGGAACCCGGTCCCCTCAAGCGTGTCCCGCAAGAACCCGGCGCACGCCTCGGTCAGCTCACGGGCCTTGATGTCGTGCCACTCGCCGGGCAGCGCCACCGCCGGGCCCGACGGGTCACGCAACCAACGGACGACACCGTAACGAGCCGTCAACTCGTCGCGACGTGACGTCACCCAGCCAGTGCCCGCCCGAGCGTCGACGAGCTCGACGTGCCGCAAACCATCCGCCCGCATGCCGGCCAACACCATCGAGGCACGACCATCCGGCGACACGTCCACCACGCCCACCGGGGCGCCGGTCCACTGCGATCGCGAGTCGGCGACCGCCAGCCAGGTCTCCGGGCCGATCAGCGGCGTCGAAGCGCCACGCTCCTCGTCCGGCACGCCGAGACGTTCACGCAAGAACTCCGCTCGAGGCATGGCTGCCATCTCGGCCCGCACGAACCCAGGGTCGATGCGGATGCCGAGCGCAGGGTTCGCTTTCGACCAAGCAGCTTCGTCCTCGGGGTCATCGTCGGGATCGACGGACCACTCGCAGAACCCGAGGCGACTGTCGTTGCCACTCACGCCACGACGGCGCACGGCGTGCAGCTGCGACGACAACGCCATCGGTGCCGACGACGTGTACCAGATCTGCGGATTCGGTCTGGCGCTCAGCGTCGGCAGCAACGCCCCCATCGCCTCGGCGCCAAGGTTGTAAGCCTCGTCCAGGATCACGCAGTCGCCCGTGAACCCTCGACCGCTGCCACGGGAACGAGCCACGAACAACAGCCGGGAGCCCGACCTCGTCTCGATCGAGACCTCGTTCGAGTCACGGAACTTGCACTTGCGAGCCAGGTCCGGCTTCGACTCGATCAGGCCACGCAACCGCAGGAACGCCTCATGCGCCGTCTTGAACTCGTGGGCGCTGTGCAGGATCAACCGTTCCTCGAACAAGAACAGCGCCGCCAGCTCCCGAGCCTCGAGGATCGCACCCTTGCCGTTCTGGCGTGGAACGATCAAACAAACCTCGAACGCCGACCACGACCCATCGGCTCGTTCGCCCAACGCGACCTCAAGGACCAGGCGCTGCCACGGGTCGAGATCGAGACCGGCGAGCAATGCCAGCTCGATCACCTCAGGCGCGCTGTTCGCGTAAACGTCGCTGGGACGGCGCAGCAGCCTTGGTTGCTGCGCGCCGAGCCTTGCGCTTGGCGGCGAGATCGTCACTGGCACTCACCTCCTTGGCGACGTCCAACGTCTCGAGCTCGGCAAGGGTCTCCCGCAGCTGCTTGACGAGCTGCGCCGTGGCGCCGGCCTCGCAGGTCATGAGCACATCAGCCAGGTGATCGCGCACGGCGACCAGGGCGCTCCGCCGGTCGCCCGTGGCGGTGGCGTCAGCGAGGCTCACCGTGCTGCGCACCCAGAGCGGCGCCCGCCGGCGGTCCGTGATTCGGGCCCGCAAAAAATTTCACCTTCGGAGGACCTGTCGGCGCTCCCGGCGCCGAAAAATCCGCCGGCCACGGGGACGGGCTGGGCCACGGTCACCGGCCTGCCACCCCGGCCATCGCCGGACCGCCACCGGGCCCGCCACGCCGGCCCACGGGCCGTGGACGGGGCCGGGCGCCGACGCCACGACTGAGGTTGCACCAACGGCAGGCGGTCACAAGGTTGGCGGGGTCGTGCCGCAGATGTGGGGCGTCCCGCCAGTGGGCAAGATGGTCGACCGTTGCGTCGTCGTCGCATCCCTTCGTGCTGCACCGAGGGTGCACGTGTCGGCCGCACCAACGGCAGGTCCACCCGTCGCGCTCGAGGACGACGGCTCGCATTTTGCGGCTGGCCCACGTCGAGGCGTTCGCCTCGCCCGGTCGCTTCTCGGCACGAATCGCCTGCATACCCGCACAGCGTAGGACACCGCTCGGACAGCGCAGGACACCAGTCGCCGGGCAGGTCATCGGCAGACCTCGCAGCTCGGGGTACCGCACGTAACCCAGCGGGCCGGGCTTGAGCACACCGGACAGCCGGCGATCCCGCCGTGATGGTCGTGCAACGTCTTGCGTGCGGCGGCGAGACGACCGACCGCAGCGACGTGCGCCGCCCACTGCCGGCCACGATCGACCGGCGCCGGGTCACCGGGTTGCACCGGCACGTCGGCGACGTCGGCGACGAGCTCCTCGATCGGGGTCGGCGCAGCGACGGGACGCACGGCGGCGAACAGCTCGGCGAGCGCCGGTGGCCGCTGACGGACCGCGGCCATGTCGGCGATCGCCTGGCACAGCTCCTCGAACCCGCAACCGGACCGGGCGATCACCCGCGCCCACGCTCGGGTTTGCTCGGCGTCGAGCGACCTCGGCCAGTAGTCGGCGATCAGGCCGACGGCGATCTCGGCGTCGTCTGCGGTCATGGGATCTCCAAGGCTTTGAGTGCGCGTTCACGGCCGGCTCGCCGTTCGGCGCCGCCGGGGTCCTCGAGTTCGTCGGCGACCCGTTCGGGTGGCCATTCCGGGTTGGCAGCGGCGAGGGCTGCTACGGCTGCGGTTTCGGCTCGTCGCTTGTCGACGCACGCCGCCAGGTGCCCGGCACGGTTGCGCACGGTCACGCCTTCAGCGACGGCACGGTCGTGGTCGCGACGCCCGAGCTCTTTGATGGTCTGCTCGACCAGGTCGTCGTCGTCGCCGCCGGTGTTGCGCCGGCTTCTTGCTCTACCAGAGGACTGACTGACAGAGGACTTTTGGGACGGGACGGGACGGGACGGGACATTGCCATCGCTTTGCCATGCACCAGCCATAGGTGGTGCCATGGCACCTGCCATAGCACTTGCC